TAATACCAATCGCATATGCTTCTAAAGAACGATATGTGATGCGTCTGGAAGATGATCCAAATCTGGACAAGAAAGTTCAGATGGCTTTGCCTAGACTGTCATTTGAAATGACTGGGCTTTCTTACGATAGTACCAGAAAACAAAATACAAACGTCAAGAATTTTGCTTCAGGTGCATCAGGTGCACTGTCACAATATAATCCAGTACCGTACAATTTTGACTTCAGTCTGTATTTGTATGTACGAAATATTGAAGATGCAACTCAGGTTATTGAACACATTGTACCTTATTTTACACCAGATTATACGGTGAAAATAAACATGATACCTGAAATGGGAATCGTGAAAGAAGTACCTGTGATTTTAAATTCTACAGACCACGAAATAGTTTATGAAGGTGATAGAGATCAAGCAACAAGAATGATCATCTGGACTTTAAGGTTCACTGTCAAAGGATTTATATTTGGTAAACAGACAGCAACAAATCTCATTACTCATTCTATTTCTTCAATCTACAACTTGAATTCTACGAATGATGTTATCTCTTTCACAATGAACCCAGCGACAGGAGATGGATATTACGGAATAGGAGATACTGTCTACCAAGGTTATTCTTTTGGTACAGCCACAGCCACGGCAAAAGTTGTACAGTGGGTACCTTCTCTAAATATTTTAAGGCTCACAGATATAAAAGGTGATTTCAATTCAACATCTCCAATTGTTTCTGTTCAAACAAATGCAAGTTACACATATACATCGTATTCACCAACCGATGGCAAGTACGTACAAGTGGACGTTTCACCTGCAACATTCGACTTGAATACATATACCATGGACAGCAATGCTGGCGACATTACAATGGATCTAGATTCGGATAGATATCCAACATCAATAAGGGAATATAATTAAAATGGCTCAAGAAGTAATAGACACAGGAACACTACCAAATGATGGTAAAGGCGATACTTTAAGAGTAGCCGGCCAAAAGATAAACAACAATTTCACACAGTTGTTTAATTCGGGAACTGTCTCCGATAATACCGCTAGACAACGTGCGAATGCAGCCTTTGATACAGCAAATACAAAAGTTACAAAAACTGGTGATATTGTTACTGGTTCTTTGATTTTTAGAACAGATGCAAATAATACATATTGCAATACAAGAATAGGAAATATTTTTGACGCAAACGTAATTGAACTTTTTGCTGATCAGGAATATGAATGGGCTCAATTAAATTGGGCAAACACAAATTTCGTATTCGTTGACTATGAAGGTGTTATTGCTGCTACCGCAAACACTTCTGTTGAATTGAAAAACAGTTTTGAACAAGTTGTAATTGTAGCAAACACTAATAGTTGGGCATTTCAAAGTAATGGTAGAATAACACTATTCGATAGTGCAACAGCCGAAAGATCAACTTTTGCTCCAGGTTTCAGAAACACTGTGTTGGTTACTGACACAACATTTAATGCATCAAATACAAACGATGTTATATTTGGTGATACCTTTACGGCTAACGCAAACGTAAACGTAAATCTATCAGCAAACGCAGATGTTGGTAAAACATTCACAATTAAAAATATTGGTGAGAGTGCTTTTTTCGTAAGAGTAAATGGTACAGAAAGAGCTTATCCCTACATAGAAGATCCTAGTACAGGAACATTTGTTAATACAGTTCTCTTGGAAAATGTTGCAGGAGACGGTGGTCAATGTCACACATGGGTTTTTCAAGGTGGAGTTTATAGATCTATAACTTAAAATGAATACATTTGATAAAAATATGGAAAAAATATTTGATGTTACTCCCGTTGAAGTAACGGAAAGTAAACCTTTGGTTCCAACAAAAAACAATTCTGATGAATTGGATCTGAAGCAAGACCTTACAGATGCATACGAACAATCGAAAAGTAATCTTCAAGATATAATCGATCAAGGCAAAGATGCAATGGATGAAATCTTACAGATCGCAAAAGCAGGTCAACATCCTAGAGCATTTGAAGTTTATGGTACGTTATTGAAAAACATGGTAGAAGCCAATGACCGTCTATTGAAAATGCAAAAAGAGATGCGCGAGATGGACGGAAAAAAGAAAGATAACGGTGATACAAAAATTGACAAGGCCATTTTTGTTGGTTCTACCGCAGAACTGTCAAAAATACTAAAGAATAATGGACAATAAAGATTCTTACCGCGACAATCCATTACTGAAACGTGCTGGTGTACAATTAGAATACACACAAGAACAAGTTGATGAGTATATAAAGTGCGCTAAAGATCCAATATATTTTGCAAAAAATTATGTGAAGATCGTTAACGTTGATGAAGGTATCATTAACTTCAGAATGTGGCCGTTTCAGGAAGAAATGTTGAATCTGTTCAAAGATAACAGATTCGTAATCACAAAATGCCCTCGACAGGTTGGTAAAACCACCACAACAGTTGCATATTTGTTACACGCAACACTATTTCAAGACTCACAAAACGTTGCAGTTCTTGCAAACAAAGGTTCTTTGGCTAGAGATATTCTCGCAAAGTATCAACTGGCATATGAAAACTTACCAATGTGGTTGCAACAAGGTGTCATCACATGGAACAAAGGTAACGTTGAACTAGAAAACGGTTCAAAGATTATTGCTGCGTCCACATCATCCAGTGCTATCCGAGGTGGTGCATTTAACATTGTATTCTTGGACGAATTCGCTTTCGTTCCGCAAAATATTGCGACAGAGTTCTTCAACTCCGTTTATCCCGTTATCTCATCTGGTAAAAAGACAAAGATCATTATTGTTTCCACACCAAACGGCATGAATCTGTTCTATAAGTTGTGGATGGATTCGATCAACAAGAAGAACGATTATGTTCCGTTTGAGATTCACTGGTCGAACGTACCGGGAAGAGATGAAAAGTGGAAAGAAGAAACTATTCGAAACACTTCTTTACGCCAGTTCCAGCAGGAGTTTGAAACGGAGTTCTTGGGTTCATCCAACACACTGATTTCTGGTTACAAACTTCAGCAGTTGGTTTACGTAGACCCAATTGCTGATCACGACATGTTGAAAATCTATGAACATCCGATCAAAGAAATCAACGGACATCCAAAAGACAACCTGTATGCAATCGTAGTCGATGTGTCAGAAGGTAAAAACTTGGACAGTTCTGCGTTCTCTGTAATTGATATATCACAGACACCATATAAACAGGTTGCAACCTATAAGAGTTCTTCAATTTCACCAATTCTGTTCCCAACAGTCATCTACAACGCAGCAAAGTACTACAATGATGCATATGTTCTGGTAGAAATCAACAACAATCCACAGGTTGCAGACTCACTACATGCAGATTTCGAATACGAAAACTTGTGGAAAGTATTCACAGGCAATAAGAAACCACAACAACTGTCTGCCGGTTTTGCAAGAGGTGTGCAGATGGGCATTAAAATGTCGCCGCAAGTCAAGGCAATTGGTTGTTCAAACCTGAAAACTTTGATTGAAGGTGACAAACTATTAATTAATGATTTCGATACCTACTCCGAATTAACAACTTTTGTTCAACAAAACAATTCATTTAAGGCGGAAGATGGTGCAAATGATGACTTAGTTATGGGTCTAGTTATTTTTGCATGGTTAACAACACAAAAGTACTTTAAAGAAATTGTAAACCATGATGTTAGAAAACAAATTCAGTTGGAGAGCATGAACCAGGTAGATGAAGAGACTTTACCTGCGCCAATTATTGAAGATGGTCTAGAACACGACTTTGAAATAATGGGTGGAGATATATGGGAAGTTGCAAATGGAGGAGAAACATACGCAAACTTCATTCGAAAGACATTGAACGGTTTATAAAAACAGTCTTTCATAAATAACCATTATGGTATTCAACTGCCAAAAGAACAAATATTAATTCAAGGAGAATAAAATGGCATTTCAAATCTCTCCAGGCGTAAATGTTTCGGAAGTAGACTTAACAACAGTAGTCCCTTCCGTACTTACAACCGCCGGTGCTTTTGTTGGAACTTTTGATTGGGGTCCAGCACAAGAAATTATACTGACTGACAGTGAAGTCACTTTACTGAAAACTTTTGGCCAACCAAGTTCAAACTCTGCTGTATCATTCTTTTCAGCAGCAAACTTTTTGGCATATGGAAATAACTTAAGAGTTGTTCGCGCTGTCGGTGCAAATTGCAAAAATGCAACCGTTACGGCAGGTGCAGCTATTAGAGTAAACAACGAAAATATATTCCAAGAAAGCTACTTAAGCGCAAATACAAATACTTATGGTTCTTTCATGGCCAGATTTCCTGGTGCTTTAGGTAATTCTCTAAATGTTTCTGTTTGTTCAAGCAGCACACAATTTTCTACATGGGAACACAAATCACTTTTCACATCAGCACCAGGCACCTCTGATTATACTGACGCTCTAGGTGGAACCGATGATGAAATGCACGTTGTTGTTGTTGACGAAGATGGTCTGTTCACTGGTGTCAAAGGCACCGTACTAGAAACATTCCAATTTGTTTCAAAAGCATCAGACGCAAAAATTAATGGTCAATCAAACTACTACAAACAAGTAATTTTTGATACATCCAACTATGTGTATTCAGTTGCACCAGTAGACTTTGCAAATACTGTGTCAACATGGGGTACAACAGCTGCAAATAAAACATATGCCACTCCAGTAAACACATATCAGTCTCTTGGCGGTGGTAATGATGAGTTGCCAGCCACAGGCGATCTACAGACTGGATGGGACCTGTTTGGTAACAAAGACACAGTTGATGTTTCTTTAGTTGTAACTGGTGATGCAAGTACAACGGTTCAACAATATGTAATCGATAATGTTGTTAACGCTCGTAAAGATTGCGTTGCATTCATTTCTCCAGCACAAGGAGATGTTGTTAATGAAACTGATGCAACTGCAACAACCAACATCACCACATGGTTATCTTCACTGTCACGCTCTTCATCATATGTTGTGGCAGACTCTGGTTGGAAGTATCAGTTTGACAAGTATAACAACGTGTATCGTTGGATACCACTGAACGGTGATATTGCCGGTCTATGTGTATACACCGACAACGTAACAGATCCTTGGTTCTCTCCAGCAGGTTTCAACCGTGGTGCTATCAAGAACGTTATCAAACTGGCATGGAACCCACCAAAGACATACCGTGACACACTGTATGCAGCAGGCGTAAACCCAGTTGTTTCTTTCCCTGGTCAAGGAACCATTCTGTTTGGTGACAAGACACTGTTGAACAAGCCTTCCGCATTTGATCGTATCAATGTCCGCAGACTGTTCATTGTTCTGGAAAAGGCAATCTCTGAAGCGTCCAGATTCTCACTGTTTGAATTGAACGATGAATTCACAAGATCACAATTCGTAACTTTGATTACTCCATTCCTACGTGACGTTCAAGGTCGCCGCGGTATCGTTGATTTCAAGGTTGTTTGCGATGCTACAAATAATACACCACAAGTTGTTGATAACAATCAGTTTGTTGGTGATATTTACATTAAGCCTGCTCGTTCAATTAACTACATTCAATTGAATTTTGTTGCTGTAGCTACAGGTGTTGAATTCAACACTATTGTTGGTGCAGCTTAATAAATAAACAATAACGGGAGAAAAAAATGGCATTTAATGTAGCAGAATTCAGATCAAACATGATTGGTGACGGCGCACGTGCCAATCTGTTTTCTGTAGATATGGTTCTACCAAGCTATGCACTAGCTGCACAGGCTGCAACAAACAAAATCAGATTCATGGCCAAGTCAGCACAGTTACCCGGTTCCACAATCGGAACAGTACCTATGTTCTACTTTGGTCGTGAAATGAAGTTTGCCGGCAACAGATCATTTGCAGATTGGACAATCACCATTGTTAACGATGAAGATTTCTTAATCAGAAACTCAATGGAAAGTTGGATGAATGCAATCAACAATCACAGATCAAACACAAGATCCGGTCTTGCACTGAGAAGTGGTGCAGGCCCAGCATCAACAGTTGGTGGTTACACAACCGACGCCAATGTTGTGCAGTACGGCAAAACAGGAAGTTCCATAAAGAATTATAACTTTGTTGGTATCTTCCCAATTGACATATCTGCAATCGACTTGGACTGGGGTTCAAACGATGCTATCGAAGAATTTACGGTAACATTTGCTTATCAGTATTGGGAAACCAATTCAACACCACCATCCGAAGGACAAATTGGATAATGGTGTTTTAACTTGAATTAAACGGAAGGGCCTTTTGGCTCTTCCATTTATGTTTTATTGATTTTATTATTAAATTTAAAGAAATATGGCCGATACAAATAAATTTTCACTTTTCGGATTTACAATCTCGCGTGATAAAAAAGAGCAAGAGGACTTTGCTCAGCAATCGTTTGCGCCTCCGGCCGCGGATGATGGCGCATTAACTATTTCTTCAGCTGCATATTATGGTACATATGTTGACCTAGACGGTACTGCAAAAAATGAAGTAGAATTAATTTCTAGATACCGTGAAATGGCAATGCAACCAGAAATTGAATCTGCAATCGATGACATAGTTAATGAAGCCATTGTACAAGACGATGATGGTAAGATCATCAATATAGTTTTAGACAACCTAAAACAACCAGACAGAATCAAAAAAGCCTTAAAAGAAGAGTTCAATTTAATTCTTAAATTATTGGACTACAACAATATGGCTCACGATATGTTCCGTAGATATTATGTTGATGGTAGAATGTATTACCACATCATTATCGACAAAGAAAATCCTGCTGAAGGTATTAAAGAATTACGTTATATTGATCCACGTAAGTTACGCAAAGTTCGTGAGATCAAGAAACAAAAAGATGAGAGAACTGGTGCAGAGGTAATGGCAACAGTCAATGAATATTACCTTTACAATGACAAGGTTGTCACTGGAAGTTCTTCCAACTATGGACCAGTTGGTGTTAGAATCACGACAGACTCTGTTATCTCCGTAGTCTCAGGACTCATGGATTCGCGCCGTGCAGTTGTTTTGAGTTATCTGCACAAGGCAATTAAGCCTTTGAACCAACTGCGAATGATTGAAGATGCAACAGTTATCTACCGCATCTCAAGAGCACCAGAACGCCGTATCTTCTACATTGATGTAGGCAACTTACCAAAGTTAAAAGCGGAACAATATCTGCGTGATATCATGGTCAAATACAAAAACAAACTTGTATATGACGCAAACACCGGTGAAGTGCGTGATGACAGAAAGTTCTTATCCATGATGGAAGACTTCTGGTTACCACGTAGAGAAGGTGGCAAAGGTACAGAGATCACCACACTACCAGGCGGACAAAACCTGGGCGAACTGGAAGATGTGAAATACTTCCAGAAAAAACTATACGGTGCTTTGAGTGTTCCAGTTTCTAGACTGGAAACAAATCAAAGTTTCTCTTTAGGTCGTTCATCAGAAATTACACGTGATGAGATCAAGTTCTCCAAATTTGTTGCACGTATGCGTAACAAGTTTTCGGATGTTTTTGACCAGGC